AGAGATTTCACGTGTGAATTCATCGTGTTGTTTGTTGCGTATTGCTTGTTTGATGAATTCCTCTGAACCGTAATATGTTTTCCAGTCAGATTCTTTAATTATCTGTTTGGTTGTTTTAGCGCGTCCCCGAGTGATGGGTTGTTCGGCTAGTTCTTTTTTACCCAACTTTTTGTTGAGTGTATGAAATATAGATTTCTTACCCAAATATTTTTTACCGGTTGGGGTATGGGTTGTAATGTATATGAATCCAAATGTTGATTGGGGTAAATCTTCTATAGTTGATATTGGTGTTGAGTTGTATAACCACATTTGTTTATATGTTAAAATAATGCATTCCAAGAGGTCCCATTATAGTAATATAATATACTACTACCTGCTGACCCTGAAGCTATAATCATTCCCTCGGTTGGTGTAGGGGTGGTTGTTCTAGGTGTTAGTACTAGTATATCTTTTACATTTAATGAACCGGTAATTAACGCAGAACCAGTTATATTTAAGCTACCAGTTAAACCATATGATCCAGTTAATTGTTTAGTATTAATATATAATTTTTTACCATTATTGTTACTACCACTAGCTACTAATAGATCTCCATCAGATCCAGATATGATTAATACATTATGTAATTCATCTAATTCATATCCGTTATCGATACGAACATACATTGAACCATTATTGGTTTGGATTCGTAGAGCTTGACCTAAACGAACTGCGTGAAGTGGAGGAACTGGTTCATATCCTATAATTGAGCCCGTAGGTCCTAGGTATAAAAGTTGTCCAGCAGTGAATGTGTCTGTATTAATTCCTAGCAATTTACCTTCAGTCATTACATACCCAAATGCTTGATCCGCTATAGTTTCATTTAATATACCCAAGGTATTAGCGGATACGCTATCGGCATCATATGATGCTGTTGATATTAATGCGTTATCTCCAGTTGCGCCAGATATTCTTACGACTTTACCTTTTGCTATAGAGGCACCAGTAACATTTTTAACATATATTAATACATCAGATGTATTTAATGATGTAGTAGCATATGATGCACTAATTGTGTTTGTTGTGTAAGATGATGTAGCTGCATATGATGCACTTGTTACATTCAATACATATGATGCACTAATTGCAATCGAAGCAGTTTCTGCATATGACGAGCTTGTTTCGTAATTGATTTCATACGATGCACTTATAGCGTAAGATGCTGTAGTAGCGTAAGATGCACTAGTTGCTATTGATGATGTTGTCGAGTACGATGAACTAACGGCAATTGATGCAGTAGCAGCATATGAAGAGCTAGTAGCAATAGATGCTGTTGATGCGTATGATGAACTTACAACATAAGATGATGTTGCAGCATATGATGAACTTACAACATAAGATGCCGTTGCAGCATAAGATGCAGTAGTAGCAATCGATGAAGTAGTAGCATACGATGAGCTTACAACGTAAGATGATGTTGCAGCATATGATGCACTAGTAGCAATGGACGCCGTTGCAGCATATGAAGCGCTTGTTGTGTTTAATGCGTATGAAGCACTAGTAGCAATTGATGCAGTAGCTGCATATGAAGCACTAGTAGATGTGGGAGCGTATGATGCACTAAGAGTACTCAATGCATATGAAGCGGTGCCTAATAAGCTACCAGTTATACCACCAGTTACATTTAAGCTACCTGTTATTGATGTAGATCCCGTTACATTTAAACTACCTGAAATTGTAGTTGGTTTATGCATTGATATACTTCCAGTAAATACTTGAAATATAGGTGCATCATTGCTGTCATTTACAAATAGAATAGATCCACTATTTGTATCTCCGTCGTATATGGTAAGTATATCTTCTACACTACCTACAACATTAAATAGAGGTGAGGATGAACCAGAACCAGATACAATTAATGAACCGGATATTAGTACGGTTTGGCGTAATGTATTAACATAAGATGCAGTTGCAGCGTGTGAAGCACTAATTGTACTTATTGAATAAGATGATGTTAATGAGTAAGATGCACTTGTTGAATTACGTGAATAGGATGATGATAATGCGTATGAAGCACTTGTAGCGTTTAATGCATATGAAGCACTTGTTGATGTATTTGAGTAAGATGAAGTGGTAGCATAAGATGCACTAGTTGAGTTGTTTGAGTAAGATGATGTAGTAGCATAAGATGCACTAGTTGAATTAATAGCATATGAGGCACTAGTGGCAATAGATGCAGTTTCTGCATACGAAGAACTTGTTTCGTAGTTAATTTCATATGATGCACTTACAGCATATGATGCTGTTTCTGCATATGAAGCACTAGTTGCGTTTGTAGCGTAGGAAGCACTTGTTGAGTTAAGTGAATAGGAAGCACTAGTTGAGTTATTTGAGTAAGAGGATGTTGTTGCGTATGAAGCACTAGTAGTATTCAATGAGTATGAAGCGCTAGTTGAATTAATAGCATATGATGCTGTAGTAGCATATGATGCACTAGTAGTGTTTAATGAATACGAAGCACTAGTTGAATTGTTTGAATAAGATGATGTTGTAGCGTAAGAGGCACTAGTTGAATTAATAGCATATGATGAACTAGTAGCAATTGATGCATAAGAAGCACTAAGAGCACTCAATGCATATGAAGCGGTGCCTAATAAGCTACCGGTAATACCACCCGTTACCTCTAAGCTACCTGTAATACCTACAGATCCGGTGAATTGGGCAGAACCAGTAAATGGGAATGGTGAAATATATCCCGTCAAATAAGATGCAGTTAATGCATATGAAGCACTAGTTGAATTAATAGCATAAGATGCACTAGTTGCAATAGATGCAGTTTCTGCATACGATGAACTTGTTTCGTAATTAATTTCATACGATGCGCTTACAGCGTAAGATGCTGTAGCAGCATATGATGCACTTGTTGAATTAACAGCATATGAAGCACTAGTTGAGTTACGTGAGTAAGAAGAAGTAATGGCATATGATGCACTAGTAGAGTTTAATGCATAAGATGAACTTACAACATATGAAGCAGTAGCGGCATACGAGGCACTAACGGAGTTTGGTGAGTTTAAGGCCCAAGATGCAGTACCATGTAGTGATCCAGTAAATCCAGATGCTGAAACTTGTCCTGTTATGTTAGTTGGTCCTACTAATGTTAATGAACCAGATAATGTTATATTATATGCTTCTACTCCGGTGAATGCATCTATAGATTGAGTTACGTGGTGGGCTTCAACAACTTGTCCAGTTAATATATTTACGTTGCTTAATATCTTTGCCATTTTCTATTATAAATATTATAGGTCTAAATTAATTATTATGTTGGTATCTGTAACCGATGATAGGGGTAATGGTTGTGCTAACTTAGCTACAGCAATTAATTCCTTACTATTATTATATAAACCAACTGTGGTTACATATGGGTTAAAATATGAACCAGTAGCAAAATTGTATAGAATACCATCATTTGAGCTACCAGATACCAGGGTTGGGTTTTGTGAGAAGTTAAATTCGTTTTGTCGTATGTTACATTTGTATTGAGCCTCGTATACCGTAACGGTACTCTGGAATGAGCAGGTTACATTGGTTCCTAATGTAAAATTATTTATGATTGGTGGGGGTGGTGATCCATATAAACCAAACCCATATATTAAAGACCCATAAACACCATATGGGTATAAGGATTGTGGTACTTCATATAATATTACCATACCATGTTCATATATAATATTTCCTACTAGATATGAATTGTTGTAATATAGAGCACCCTCACCATTATCTGTGATAGTGTTTGAGCCGGATTTTAAATAGAATGTATTGGGTTTAATATTTTCCCCAAATACATTTGAGGGGATGGAATATATTCCAATTTCTGCATTTGATCCCGTAGGGAAATATCTATTGGATTTTAATGTAGTTGATAAATAATTATCGTAGCTAGGAGTATATATACCTCCAGTTATAGTTCCATCAGGATTAAATGATGCTGTTGATGCCGGGGAAACATTTGAGCTACTAATATAATTTGAGTAATATAATTCTTGTGCGGATCTATATATTAATGTTTTATCGTATGAGGTTATATCACCTGTTGGGTTTGAACCCGAGATCCACAAACTAGATGTGATGTTTTGACCAGTAAACCTATCAATGCCACCATTCAATAGTTCAGCACTCCCATTAAATGTAAATGTTTTATTTACACTAAGTGGGGTTACTGAAGTATCGGTGGTCGTGAATGGTTTATATACGCTCATTTATGGGTAAAATCAAAAGTCCAACTTTACTCGCAAAAGTAGCTCTTTGGTAAAATCTTTTATTAATGGTTTAGACATTTTAGCTACAGCTAGTAATTCATTTGAATCGTTGTACATACCTACTGTAGTAATATATGTTTGTGGGTTGTTGATGAAGTTGTCATATATAACCTCACCTGTTGAACCAGATATGAATGATGGGTTTTCTGAGTAGTTAAATTCATTATTTCTAGCTCTAACGAATATGTAATCCGATGATATTGTTTCCTCTGAATTTAATGTAAATGATGCACCTCCAGATATTGCTGTGAATAGTTTAAGGGGATTTTGGCTATCTACATTATATGTAAGGGTTGGGGTTAATCCAATTGACTGTTTAATTGCAGCGGGGTTAAGTAGGATTGTTCCTAAATCAGGAAATACTAAACCATATGAACCTGATCCTGCTACGTATCCACTACCAGATAATGTTCCAGCACTACCATTAGAGCCAGATATTAATTGATATACTCTAGTTGTTCCGATGAAATTATTTACTAAATTATCTTGTGAATCGTCTGTTAATTTAATTGTATTACCTCCACTCTTCAATGTTAAATTTAACGAACCAGGGAATAATGATTCTTTGTAGTTAGCACGTTCAACCGATATAGCCCAGAAATCCGATCCAGTTAATACGTTATTACCTTTACCAAATATAAATTTAGCATTTTCGTCTTCCAATATTAATGATCTATATTGACCATACATTGTTTTTGTTGGAGTATTCGACGGAATAGAATTGTTATATGGTATACTTCCACTTCCTATAGCGTTTGCGTATACTATGTTAAATTGAATAGCAGCTGTGGGGTCATTAGATGATGTTTGATATACATCTAAATAAAATTTACTGCTATTACTTGCTACTTGTGTTGATGAAGTATGTACCGAAGTTAAAGTCGGATTATTTGTTGACCAAAGTGTACTAGTGATAGAATCACTACTTATTACGAAATCTTCAGGATCAAATCGTTTGAATGCCATATTTATTATTTATTATATTTTATTAATGGTTATAGGTAATGTTAATCGAGCACCACTATCTAAACCTACTACAGTTAATGTACCAGTAAGTTGTGTATTTGAACCAAATAATGTGTTGATGGTTGTTGCTCTTAAATTAATTTGTGTACCTATGATTGTTTTAGATACATTAGTACCCAACGTTGATGTAGAAGTGTTTGCAGATATTGCTGCTTGTGAATTAATTCCTACTCCTGTATAAGTATTCATTAATCTAATATCAGATATTGTAGCTGAGTATCCACTAGTTTCGTAGGTTTGGTTGTTACCTAAGTAATTTAATGTTTGTGGGGTAATAGATAGTGATTCACCTTGTTTTAATATAACGGATGAATAACCTAAACCTAATACAGGTAATTTAGCTGTACCTCTAGGTAAGGTAGCTAATTTGTATTTCATTATTTGAGTTTCAATAGGAAATGCCTCTAAAACCGGCATATTTTCTATAGCCTCTCCATAGAATGAAGAACCTGATGGGTGTGTTGGGTTATACAATGTATAATCAATTTCGTCATCTGCTAGAGAGAATTGAGTGATTCTAAATGAACCATCATTTTTTGCTAGTAATTCTCTACCCTTTTTAGTTAAAATGGCATCTATTGTTAGTGAGGTTGGATTTAAATATCCCATATATGATTATTTTTTATTTTAGTTGTTAATTTATTTAATATACTAATAAATATTACAGTATCAAACCATTTTTAATCAGTTCTGGTATTATGGTTTGTAAGTTTTTATTTAAATTTTCAGTTACATATTCAGGTTTTAGTAAATATGGTGGAAGTATATTGGATTGAATAACTCCTTCAAATATAACCTGACTAGCATCCGGAACATATCTTCTTATTAAAAAATGATTTATATCAACAGCGGGATATTGTGGGATAGGTTTATCCATTACTACTATTAAATTACTCCCCGATGTGTATGATTCTTTTACCATAAAGGTATGTGATTCTTGACCATCAAATCTAAATTCATCTCCAGGTTTAATACTCCAATCTTCAGTCACTTCAGGGAAAGACGAAGTAGGCATAGATAATTGTTTAACATTAGGTGTGTTAAATAATGATACAAGGGATGCATTTGATGTATATATTGAATCAATAGGATATGCAGGATATGATGATGATATCCAAAGTGATGTTGTTGGAACTTCACTATTTGCAATAGGTGATTGTGCAATTTCAAAATATGAAGGTGATTCAACGTATTGAAGGGTATCCGGAGTATAAACTTGAACTTCATATTCATCATTATTTACCATATTTGTTGATAATAATGTTTGGGTAAATGAGTATGTTGGGGTATTAGGATCTGTAGTAGATTCTGGGGGGGTGGTAGCTTCTTGGGTAGGGCCTAACTGGGTACCTTGGGTTTTATTCCATATTCTGTAGTATATAGTACCATATCCTACATCATTTCCTAAACCACTAGATACTCTAAGACTAACAGTAAATATAAGATCCACAACATCCGTTTTAATAGCAGTAATTACTTTATATGTTGAAGTTTGATCAGGAGTTACGGTTATTAAAGTATTTGTTGAAGTTGCAGTACCTTGTCTATTAATAACACGTAAATGATTTAAAGGAACCCATGTAGATATAGTTGTAATTTCTTCATATCCATGATTTTCTCCAGTAATAGGTCCCATTCCTATTTTTGCTGTCCAATCACTAGATACTGATCCTGATGTATATGAATCATATAAACTAATTGTTGAAGCCCATGAGTTGGAAACTTCTGTATATAATTGATTATATAATATAGGTTCTAGTCTATATCCTCCTCTAACTATTTTTTTAGGTACTGTAGCTAATTGGTTTGGTTTTTGAGTATTACTAATAGATACTAAGTGGTTTGTAATAAATGTACCTTGAGTATCGTATAAAGAATTATATGATTGATTAGGTATAACTACAGTACTATTATCTCTAATTAAATACTTAACATTGGCTTGTGATGTATCCATTCTTAATGGAATAGAACTGCTAATATTATCGCAATATGCTATAGAGTTCTGTAAACTTTCCATTGATGGAGTTTTACCATAATTTCCTACATTCACATTACTATCACTCCATACATTTAAATATTGAGATGTATTTTTTACACCCTCATACCTTGGTCTAGTGTGACGTTTCAATGAATAATTTGAGTCTTGTACGGCAGCCTTAGTTGCACTTCCAGATATAAGTAAATCTAAATTAACCGGTTCATTTAAACCAGATGAGTAATCTACATCTTGGTATTTAGTACTGGTTCTAGCATCCTCCATATTGTTGAATAGTGATTGAGAGAAATTACCACCGTAACTTATATCTCCACTACCTGATGTAAGGTTTTGAGTTGATACTGTGATGATTGATCCACTATACTCCCCGTTATAGAATTCTGATTGGTCGTTATGTAATGTAGTAATTGATCCGGATGGGATAGTATGAGTTACATACCAACTTTGGGATATATTTGATTCAATATTTAAACTATTAACTACACCAGCAGCTCCACCTTCAAAGTGTTCTACAGTACCACTACTATAGTCATTCCATTGTGGTTTAACGGAACCTGATAGTGTTTCGTCTATATGGAATAGTTGGGGTTGGGGAAATTTATTTCGTTCAAGTAAATGTTGTTTAATTATTACTCCCGATGCTAGATTTGTACGTGCGGGTACAAAATCCTTAATCATTTTAAATAGTGAATTGTCAAAGAATTTAATTAATCGAATAAAATCCGTTAAATTGTAATTTTTAGTGTATTTCTGGAAGTAATCGTTTCTTAATTTATCTAAATCTGGGTATGATTGGGCTGATGTGGAACGCAATTTAGGGTCACCTATATATTCACCCAGATTTAAATATCCAATTTGGGACATTATGTCGTCGTTAATTTCGTTTTGTGGGGAGAATGAAACTTCTAATAAGTTAATACCAGGTGTGTACGTTGAATTGATTGAATTATTTTGTGAAAGTGATCTATATTGGGACAAAACACTACCCGTTGGGAAATTGTTATTTTCAATGCGTATTTTATCCGATATAGGGTTTCTGATACCAGATACTGGTTGGTCATAGAAGAATTGTTCACTATTGGATTCAAATATGGGTGTATCGTCAAAATAAAAATTACTATTACTAGCAAATGAATGTGTTTGGATCCAAGATCCGGTTATTTTAGGATGAATCGATATCGAATCAATATACAAATCTCCACCTAAAGGTGCTCTAAATGCTAATTCGTTAGCGGAGGAATTTGCTGTATTACCTTCAATAGAATATGGATTCATAGTATAATCAGTAAATACACTACTAGAAATAACTGTAGTGTAGTATCTAATTTCTTGATATGATCCGGAAAATGGGGTAAATATATTTGTGATAGATCCTACCCCATCATATACGTTAGTATCATAAACAGCAATATCGTATCCTACGGGTGAATGGAAGGAGAAACTAACGGGAAAGTAACTAGTACTAGCATTTTTCCAGTTATATGTTGTTCCTTGGATTGAGCTTGATTCGTTAAATCCTAAAGTTGTTCCATTATTTCCACTTTCATGTATTTTATTTTGGGCTGTTAATGTATATATATCATTGGATTTATTTACCATTACTGACCACCACTCTCCATCGTAAAATGGAAGATACACACTAGTGGAAACAGATGAATTGTTAGTATCTGGGTAAAATGATAATGTAGCGTATTCGTTATATGGGTCTACTATAGATCCTGAATATGAACCACTATTAAATATAGATCCAGTATATGTAAGTGTTAGAGCTGCTCCATCATTACCATTCGATAAATACCATAAACTTTGAGATACTGGTGTGTCTGCTGTTAATCCGTTAGTTTTAAATCGGAACATTACAGTAGATGCTTTATCGTCAATTGCGTTCCAATTCGTGTTTAAATTCCAGGATGATGAAATAAAGTTATTTTCACGTGTGTTGAACGCGTAATTAAATTCATTTTTATAGTAGTCCCAATCGTTGAATTCGGTTTTATCTTTACCACCATATTCGTTTATTCTTAATATAGTGTCCGGGATACCATATGAAGTAATAAGTGCTCGTAACCCAGGTAAAGTACCTTTAGATTTAAGTAAATATGGTAAGTTATGATATAGTCGTTTATATAATGATTTATTAACATCATCCATAGGGATGTTGTCATTAGATGCTGATATTAGTGTGTCAATATATTCATATCCGGAAGGAGTAGGAAGAGAACCAGTGATATTAGGAAATGGGAATGTACTACCATTAGGTGTTAATCCAAGGAATGCTGTATATAAATCCTCATTGGTAAAACTATTTTGATATATTTTAATACCAAATTCTTTTATAGCATCAGCTACTAAATCTTTAGATATACCATTTTCTAATCTATTGTCATTATTATATTTTTGAGTTATCTCATTATGGTAAATCCATATATTATCATAATGTTGAGCAACCATATCAATGAATAATTCATAGTTTTGGTTATTAGCATCCTCACGTAAATATTCAGGTATGGATTTTAATAATTGATTGGGGTTGGTGTTGTCAAATAATGAAGCAGACAATATTAAACCACCATATGTTGGATTATATTCATTTGTACTACCATACCATTGATTTACTTCTGTACTATCAGTTTTATGTAAAATATATGGTTTAACATTGTTAGATTTAGGCCATGCTTTGTCTGAATCTGAATAGTACATATAATAGTCCCAACCATCAAAGTTGGTGATTATTTCATTTATTTTACCCTCAAGGTTAGATATATTATTACTTACAGCAGGGGAAGATGATGTATTACGTAATGAACTGATTGAATTTGAATATTGTTCAATAAGCTGTATTTTATAGTAAAAATTCTCTAATCGTGTTTGTGCTGAACTAAAGTGGATAAAATTATTAAAATCAGTGTAGTCAATATTGATGTCTATTTCTTTAGATTCAAGTAGACTATTTATATTATTTAATGAACCTGTAGTAGATGTATTTAATATATCTGAGTAAGAGAGTATTTGAGATGAGTTATTTACTTGGTCTTTTAGATTTAGATTGTAATTTGGCCCTTGTAATGGGATAGTATTGTCAAATGTAATTACTTCATCTTCAAATTCTACTCGGTATGCTGTTGGTTCTTCTATAAAATTTACTACCCAACATAATGAATTTGTATTATAAGTGTCTGGTAAAGGATCATATAATTTAATTAATATGGTTGGGTTATTCGGATCATCATTATCTAAAATTATGTTGTTAGATATTAATAAGTTATTTTCTCCAAAATTTAAATAAAAATCAATAAAATATGAACTATTATCTCTTAAAGATATAAAAGCATTAGTTTTTTCTACAATATCTATATTAGATAATGAAGTACTATCTAATCTAATTTCAGTCCTGTCAGAAGATATTTCAGATATATATAATGGTTCTAAATTAGATCCTATTATTTTGTTTATAAAGTTATAATATGCAACATATATTCCCGAATTAAATCCAACATTTGATATATCGTTTTGTGGATCTATATTAATTTGAGATATATTATTTAATGGGGGCAGGCTGTTTAAAACAGTATAACTATTATATAATGGGTTACTATATTGTATTTTTTTATTTAAATCATATATATAAAATTCAATACTACTATTTTCATTAAGGCTATTATCAATACTTATAGTAGGAATTAAATCAGTATCAGATGAATTATATAATTGAATACTAAAATTATCTGGGGATATTTGGTCTATAGTGGAAGCCATTATTAAATTTTGGTTGTAAGGTCAATATTTTTCTTTTGTTCGTCTAAAAGATCTATTCTTAATTGAGATATTTCGTTTTGAAGTGCTATTATATATTCATTATCAGCTTCAAAGTTTATATATTCACTACTTTTTTTAATTAAAAATTCATGAGAATTAATATCACCATATTGTTGGATGCTATAAAATAAGTCATTATATGAGTTAAAAAAATCAGTAATAGTTACTTGGGTATTTAATTGGTCCTGTATAGGTTTAACACCTAACTGATTAAATTTAGTATCTATTACTTTTGTGTAATTATTTTTATTGTAATAATCTTTATTTAATGTTACTTTCATATTTATCCGTTAATTACTTTGAAATAATAATCATTATCTAAAACTATAGTTGAACTATCAATAGTTGTTTTAATTAATATACAATAATATCTTTCAGGCTCCAAGCCACTCATGTAAATATCAAAATAATTACCTTTAATATCTGAGCTTATTTTTGTGTATAATGGGTCAAAATCAATTATATATTCATTTGTAGATAAATCTTTTAATGCATAGTATGATGATGTAGGTAAGTAATTCAATGATGTAAATAGTGAACTAGTTTGAAATTGTCTAGTTGGGTAGAGTGGGCTTACATTTAATCTAAATCTATTTACGCTAGAGTTATAGAATGTTTTTTTC